TCAGGATATCGCCCGATGCCGCCGTAGCCCCAGTCGTATCATAAAAGACAGCGGTACCTTCCCCCTCTGCTAGAGGAATCGAGACCTGCGGCACCTCTGCATAGATAACGGAATTGATTTTTACATTCTTCGCCATATGAATTGCTCCTTTACTCGACTTTTAATTCATACCCATTAAAACTGATTCTGCCATAATTCGACGGAATGGCAGCTACCGTCACCCGGGAAAGGGCCGCATGACCGCTGTCAGCGGTGATGACCTGTTCCTCGTCGGATGGGACGATGCATTTTTCCTGAAAGTCCCCGGAAGGGGCCTGGGGCATGGAAAGAATGCCGACAAGGTTGTTCCCCTTATGTGCCATTGTCCGTCACGCCCCTTTCCAGGAAAAAAGGCCGGGGCGGGATAAGGGTATCGGTGTATCCGTTCTCCCGCACCAGCTCCACATCATAGATATAACGGCCGCAGGGAAGGTTCCGGGTATCGTCCGGCCAGAAAACCAGGAAGCACGCCGCCCCTTCCTGCCGGATGCCCTGTTCCAGTGTCTTGGTCAGGACAGGCTTTTCATCGGCAAGGTTTTGTTTCAGCGTGAACGTCAGCTCATCGTGCTTTCCAGGGATGAAAGGTTCCCCCGTCATCCGGTCGCAGATGACCAAGCGGATTTCTGCCGAATCGCCCCTCACAAGGCGGATCCGGTTCTGCACTACAGAGAAGCTCATTTCCATCCCCCCTGTTCCGGCTGCCGCTGTTCCATGGCATCCAGTCTGCGGTGGGCATGTTCTGCTAGGGCTTCCACCCGGGACAGCCGTTCCGCCATCTTCTGCCGTTTGGCTTCCGTATCCGACAGCTGGCGGCGCAGTTCTGCGATACAGTCCCGGAGGCTCCGTACCGATTCATTCAGCGGCTTGATGACGCTGAAATTAAAGATGACGCCGCAGAGCATCAGGACCGATACCAGAGACGCGGCCATCTGCAACCATTCAGCCATATTTCTCACCCCCTAACCCGTCCTCTGGAACATGTACACGACGATGGACGGCTGCATATTGTTGTGCGGCTGGCCGCCACCCGTCCGGGAAAGGCTGTGGGAATGATTCCCATCCCAGGATGTATGCCCGTCCACCTGATTGCCATGCCAGCAGCCGTCGCCATAGCCTACGGCCACAGGTGCATCATTGCCTTCACAGGCATCCCACTGGAAGTTGCGCGGCAATGCCCCGCAGGACCAGTGACGATGATTTCCGCTGTCTCCGACTGTATGGCCATGAGCCGGAGTTTCTGGAATCGTAAGATTGTGCTTCTCTTCGCCCAGTTTGTCCCCGGCCTTGTACATGGTCCCGCTGTCTGCCGCCCCGGCCCCGATCAGGCACCTCCCCATGGCAAAGGCCACCCAGGTCGTACCCGGCCAGTACGTTGCCGGATTCTTCCCGTCCGCAGAAATGTAGATGGCATTGACAGGGAACGGACAGGCCTGGATTTTGGCCACGGCTTCCTCGTCCATATCGGCGTAGGTGACCTTGCCCCAGCTGCCGTTGCTGTGCAGGACCGTATTCAGCTTCCCCGCAGCCGGTGACGGGACCATGCCGCTCTGGCCTGCTGTCTTTTCGCCGCAGCCGCTGAAATCCGGCAGGGTGATATCCCTCGTGCCGTCAAACAGCACCCGGTGAATCTTCCGTCCCGTCTGCAGCTTCGACGCACTGGCTGCATTGCCGCTGATGCCGCTGGCATGGGCCTTGGCATCGGTCAGATGGGCGTTAATGTCAGCCGCCGTCGCAGAAATCCGCTCATAGAGCCTCGCATCATTGCTGACCAGCTGAGATACGGTCCTGTTCTGTTGATTGAAGACCACCGGGTCTTCCGAAAGATACTGAGGGAACAGCACATCATAATCCAACGTATTCTCCACGGCTTCTGTGGGCCGGACTTCCTGCCCGGCCCGGTCCGGAAAATCTGCCGACCACTTCTCCTTGATATACTCAGCCACTTGCCATCACTCCTTTCCCGGATACAATCGTCGCCGTTGAGAACGTCGCCTCGCCATCCCATTGGATCTTCCCGTTCCAGGAATAGCCCAAATAGATGGCATAGCCCAGATGGGCCGGCTTGTAGATGTCGAGCTGGGTGATCAGCTTCTGTAGCGTTTCCGTATCCTCGTCAATCATAATGCAGTACACCTTGAAATAATATTCTTCGTTCACTTCCTCGATATGCCCCACACTGTAGAGATTGATGATGGAGTTCATGAAATCCTTAGTAGACACATCCACATGCTGCAGCTTAAAGAGAATCCGCTGCCTGCGGAATTCGTCGGTATCCCCATCCCCGGGCTTGATGCCAAGGAACGATTCATAAAGAGGCAGCGCCCAGGTGGCTGTGTTCACGAAGAAGTTGTCCGCCAGGTCCTGCAGAGACAGGCGCAGGCGGTTATGCTCCGTGCTGCAGGTATCCGCTGTCTTTTTGAACATCGGGTCTTTCCCCAGGAATTTCGGCAGGTAGTCCAGTACCTCAATGGGGTGCTGCCTCATCCATTCATTCGCTGACAAGATTCAGCACCACCTTTCCGACTACCGGGATCTGCTCATTGGTCAGGCGGATGTTCTCCGCCTTGCCGCTAAGTTTCAGGTTCCGGTAATCTGTAATCCCGTTCACGCCCAGGATGAGCCGGCCAATCTGGGCCAGGCTGACATAGGACAGGCTGAAGCCCGTATTCTTGAAATAGGCGGACACTGCAGCCGTCACCGAATCCGCATTGACGGTGCCGTACACTTCTGCCGTAATATCCACAGATACAGGTGCCGGAGATACCACCGTCACGGCGGCCCCGATGGGCCGCTGGGATTCGATGTACCGGGCCACTTTCTGGATCAGCTCACTGGAAGCCGATTCATTCTCTGCCGTTACGATGATGACTTTCACCGTACCGTTCCCGTTCCAGAGTGGGATGACCTTGCAGTTGCCCACCCCGTCCACGGACATGGCCCAGGAGCGGTAGTGGTTGGCGTTGCCGGACGTGATGGGCTGGCGGACCCGGAACAGGAGCCGTGCCAGAAGGGCCGCATCCGTTTCCTCATCAGCCCCGTCCGTGCATTTCTCCGGGTTTATTACGCTGTACACGTTGGGGATGGAATAAGGGATTTCCGTAATCGTCCCCGGTGCCACATTCCCTTTCACCCCTGTATCTGCGGCCTGGACAGCAATGCTTGCTTCGGTTCCGTCAGATGGAATCGTAGCGGATTCTGTCGTATAGAAGCGCAGCCCGTCTTTCGTCTGGAACAAGCTGCCACGTATGATGTAAGCCCCGGACTGCCCGGTAACCGTCACTTGGCCATTGGCTTTCACCGCCCGTTTCCGCTGGATGCCGAATTCCTCGGCCCGGAGCGTCAGATAGTCACCCCAGGAAGTTTCAGCAAACGCCGCGTCCCGCAGCATGGCCATCTCGGCATAGCTGTTCTCGAATTCCACGGCATTGGTATCAATCATGTCCCGGGCAAACGAACCCTCGATGGCCGTCTTGTCCGTATCGGTCAGCGTGTGCAAGTTCTGCACCATGCGGCTCTCAATCTGGTCTTTTGTCTGGGCATCGAACAAATCGCTCATGCAAGACTCCTTTCTGCGGCAACCGTGATGCTTTCATCGCTGTAAATGGATGTCACATCCACCAGAATGAACAAATCATCTTTCTCCCGCTTTTCCACATCCACCCGGTTGATCCGTGCAATATAGGGATTAACGGCCAGCCCCTCCCGGATGTTCTGGCAGATTTGGTCTGCCGTATAGACGTTGTTGGGCATCGTCCCCTGATAGGGTTCGATGGTAATGCCGTATTCATCATGGTAGGCCAGATACCGGTATCGTTCCGTCATCAGGGCCTTATAGATCCACACCTTGAGAGCTTCATCTTCTGTCACGGTGATATTGTTCCCGTTCTCGTCATAGCGGAACCGGTTCTTATCAAAGTCATAGCCGTATTCCGAAAGGAGCGGCAATGTTTCTCTGGCACTGACATCCGCTCCGGATGCCAAGGCCACAAAAGGATCAGCCATATCCGTCCAACCTCACAATCTCATCTAAAATCGCATACTGCTGGATTTTTCCGTTCACCAGCATAGGCATGATGGCAACTTTCATACCCGGCTTCAGGGTATCCGTGGTAATCACCGAATCGGTATAGTCGTTGTCAATCTCATGGTTATGCGACTGGTAGGCTGCATCCCCACTGCCGCCTGCCCGGTTCTGGGTAGCCGATACCAGATGCCCTTCAGCTGTTCTTCCATAGCCTGCCAGAAGGTAATGGGAAATCCACAGTTCCTCTTTGGTCAGGACGATGCCGTTGTATTTCACCTGGATGTCCGGCGGGGATTGGAGTATCTCGCCAATCTGGATGGACGGGCTGTTGCTGCTCCTTGATACCTGCTCCATGAGGTTCAGCAGGCTAATATATGGAT